TGCTGAAACGCTCAAGCTAATGCTGATTCCAATGCTGGAATCGCTTGGCTATGACGAGCATGGGGCAAATTATCTTGTTCACCAGGCAAAGCAAGTGGTCGTCGGTGATGCTGGTGTCAGCGTGCGGCACATGCTGCAAACGCTCGGCACAGAATGGGGACGTCAATGCATCCATCCCGAAATATGGACGCGCTGCTGGAAAGGCCGCGCTCAGCGGTTTGATGCTGTTGTTGCTGATGACGTTCGCTTCCCCAACGAAGCCAAAATGATCAAGCTACTCGGCGGCGAAATGTGGCGCATTGATCGTACGGACGCTGTACGTACATTCGATCATGCAAGCGAAGGCTCCCTTGACAACTACAGCGAATTTGATTGCTATATCACAAACGACGGGACAATTGAAGACTTAATCAGTAAGCTTCAAGATATTCCAGTGTAATCGATGGCCAGTTTGCGCTACCACGCCGGTCGGATGGTGCTTTATGAGTCACCATCTGGCTGGCGGGTACGCATCAAAACCAAAGAAGGAAAGCTTGATCTGCCTCTGATGAGCGCCGATCTTGATGAAGCGATTCTGCAAGCCGAAACGCTTTACGCCGACGCCAGAGCCATCAGCAGCAGCAAACCATTTTGCTACCAATGCATTCACTGGAAGGCATCTGCGGCAAAATGTGATTTAGGGTTTCCTGAAGGACGATCATCCGGTGGACGATTCGCAAAAGACTGCAGTGCCTTCAAACGCGATCGATTGCGGTGACGGCTATTACATCGAAACCGGTGAAGAACCTGGCATTGGCGAAGTGCGTTATGCCGCTTGCATGCCAGGTGGCGCTATCTGCCGGTATTCCAATGATCTATGGCAGGCGCAAATCTATATTGAACAGATGAAAGGGAACCGATGCCAGTGATCCACTCATAAACCTGCTGGGCACGGTGCCAGCACCAAGAATCCTGGTGCGTCCACCAGTTCCAAAGTGACATGTAACCTTTCGATGCGTTACAGGACAGGCAAGCGGGCACGCAGTTTTGAGGAACTGTGAGCCCGCCTTTTGACTTTGGTTTGACGTGATCAATTGTTGTAGCGTGTTTGCCGCAATATGCGCAGCGGTGATGCCATGCCTCAAAGATTGATGCCCTGAATCGTTGTTTCGTTACCTTTTTGCTAACCAGTTCGACGCCATCGATCTGGTGCTCCATAACTAACGAGACAGGGCTCGGTTACAGGGTAGCTAGGGCGACTGCTCCCAGCTTGGCATCACGCGAGCTTGACCGTTGTAGTGTCCCACTTCTCCATAGTCGATATCAGGGATCCCGGCGGTTATGACAAAAACCATCTGACCAATTTTTAAGTCAGGGTATAGCGGAAGCGAATGCAATCGACGTGCATTAACAAGCTCTAAGGTAAGCCTGCTACCTGACCATAAAGGATCGGCAAATCCTGCGTGACTGTGCTCGTAACCTTCGCGCGCACGAGAAGATTTAAGACAAAACATGCCGCATACATCATTGGGCATGTTGAACGTTTCACGAGTTTCTGCAAGCACAAATTCACCAGGTGCCAACCAGTAAGGATTCTCAGCTGTGCAGTGCGCAATCGACTGAAGTTGCAGCTCCGGCGTGTACTCTACTTCAACCATGATGTTCTCGCCAAGCCTGAGATCGAGTGATGCTGGATTAAGCAGCTCAGGCTCGAACGGTTCAATCATCCGCTCCTCTTCGATGAGGCGCTGGATCTCGCGATCGTGAAGGATCATTCAGTAATCAGTACGGCCAAGTCAGCTTAGGGCGTCCTGCGCGAATTCCCGTATGAATAAATCCTTTAGGAGCGCCAAGACCGGTGCTGTAAGGCCACTCGCGCACGCACCAATCCTGAAGCTTGTGGATGTCGACATCTTGGATATACCAATCGACAGCCCCTACCCCAGGTGCGTTGAATAGATGCTCCGACCCCGATGCGCCACCAACTGAGCGATTGATAGCGGGCGGTCTGTAGCCACTTGTAATAATTATGGGTTTGCCGCCAAACGCTGCACGCGCACGCTCGAGAAATGCCGCCAACTCTGCCGCTGTGTCGACCTGATACTGGTGATCAAACCTGCGAACCTGCTGCCCAAGAGCAAATTCACCCAATGTGATGTGGGGGGTGAGTCGAGCGCTGAACGGTGAATTGGGTGTCAGCTTTGCAGGCTGCTGCTGCGTCTCAACAGAGCGTGGCATGCTTTCACGCCACAGACTGCCTTCAGTAATGCGCCGACGCTTCAGACCAGCTTCAACATTGGTTCCTGGGTTGCGGTAAAGCAGCATTGCATCTGGTACTGCATCCCAGTCGCGTTCGCGCAATCGCTTGCTGATGGTCTCGAAACCAGCAGCGCCATAGAAGCCGGATCCCAAGTTGTAAGCAAATGAGATCAAAGCAGACTGCTGCCCATCTGTCATTGCCGACCAGTGCGGCACCGTTTCGCTGAGTTTTTTAGCGATTTGATCGATTTCGGTGCGGGCAAACATGTCCGCCTCGATCACTGTGATTTTGTCACCACGACTGACGCGCCGACCACCTGGGTAGCGAGTGGTGCCGTAACCGATCGTCCAAGGATCACCGCCGCTGAGGGGATCTGGGTAGGAAGTCAGGTGGCAGCCTTCAAATTCCTTAATAAGCTTCAAGCTTGCGGAATAGTCGCCCTGCTTGCCGCCCTGGCTCCAAGTCTTGAACCAACCTTGATCACGACCAAGGATGTGCGGGCTTGCTTTATTGATCGCGTCCTCAAGCTCGCTCAGGGCCGCCATTTGATGCGGCAATGCTTTGTAATACTTAAATAAATCAAGAAGGCGGATTTTGTTTTGCGTCATCGGTCCATGGGGCGTGGATGCTCATTGCACCACCGAGGAGGCGGCTGTCACCGGTTTGCAGTTCAGGGTCAACCGGGTGCTCGATAATGACAGGCGGCTCGATCGCAGGTGGTTGCGTTGCGTGCCACTCTGCTTCAGCTTGATCAAGCCTGGCAGGCAGCGTCAGTTCAAACCACCATTGCCTGATGGCCTGCTCTAATCGATGCTGCCAGCTTGGCTTGCCGAAGTTGATTAGAGCTTTTTTCCTTTCAGCGCACGCAGCGCATGGAACACAAGTTGGATAATGCTGTTGTCCTTCAAAGGGGACAGAGCGATCAGCTCAGATGCTGCAGCCACGCAAATCCAAAATGCGGGATGCTGAATGAAGTCCATGGTTGGTCGGCGGATATTAAGAGTCTACGGCTGCTGGCGCTGGCGGCCAATGTTCATTTCCAAAGTCCTAACGCGCCCTTCAAGATCCGATAACCGCTCCTTGCTGTCGTTCTTCAGCTCTTGGATATCTGCCGCAACCGTATTGACTGACTGATCCAGCTTGGCGACCTGCATAAAAAGGCCGGCTAAGCCGACCACCGCAGCGGTCAGCAAAGCCGGAACCATTTGTGTAAACGGACTTTCAGGTGGCTTGGCAGTGATGACCGCCTCTTCGTGGGGTTCCATTGCGAGGCATACAGCCGACCTTTTCCCTAGATTAGCGCCCCTGCCCCCGTAGCTTTTTCTTGCCGCGACGACGTGGACGGCTGTTTTGGCCGTAACCCTGACTTGTGGTTTTAGGGCGACCAGGTTGATGTTCCAGTCTCCCAGTGCCGGTTTTTGCTTTTACTGCCATCAGTTAGCACCAGGCTCGGGAGGCCACACTACGTTCCAGGGGAATCCTGCCTGTTGTGGAATCATGCGAAGGGTTTCGCGGTACAACGACCAAGCAAGTTTGGCATCTGCATTTAACGGGCTATCAGAAAGCTGAGTCCAATCGCAATCGGCTAAACGTTGGTTGCGGTCAGCACGAATTTCAGCGGCTTTAGCGTCGGTGCGTTCTGCAATCTGTTCTGGTGTGGCAGGTGTTTGAGTCCATTGCTCAATCCAAGTGCCGTTGACTTTGACTGCAGTGCGCTCAGGGTTGATGGTGTGATCCTCAGCAGGTTGAGCTGTGGGCGTCACACGGTAAACATTGAACCTTGCAGCCACTTCATCGCTGATAACCTTCGGCCAACTGGTGCCTTTGTTATCACGCCTGAGATCGGTCAGCGTGTAGGGGTAGCGATCCAGCGAGCCGTCAGGCTTGAGCAGTGCGTAGAACATCAGGACTCCTCCAATTCAATGACTTGATCCGCGATGACATCACGGATGATGATCGCTTTGAGCTGCTCGGTTTTGTGTGATACGAGCATGTCGATTAAACAATCGCGGAATTCAACGATGGCAGGCTTGTCAGCGTGCTCAGCATTGATCTTGGCGACAGCGCGTTCGTAG